TCAGACGTCGGCCCTGCCAGCCGACGCCAGAATCGTCAGGGTAGTGACGACGACTGGCGCCTACATCTCCATCGGAGAGAACCCGACTGCGACCGCGCAGTCGACCTACATGCCGCCCTCGATCCCCGAGTACTTCGTACTCGATGGCCCCTCCCAGAAAAAGGTGGCCGTCATCCAGGCTGCGGCCGCCGGGACCCTCAACGTCACGGTGATGCGATGAAGATCTTTGGCATCGAGATCTTCGGGAAGAAGCAGGTCGCCCCGATTGCGGCCCGCAAGGCTGCTGCGGAGGCGCTCCCGGAGATCGAGAACGACATGCCGCACCCGTCCACCTGGCCGTCCGCAGACCCTCGGGAAGAGGCTCGGATCGGACGGCTGGTCGAGGCCATTCACCGCTACAAGGAACTCGGACAGGCCGATCGCGTGCTCGAGCTGCGGCTTGAGCTCGCTCGCAGGCTCGGAGTTGTCTGATGCCGGTCACCGTCTCGAAGTACAACTCGGTCCACCGGGACTGCGTCATCGGGACGATTGACCTGGACGACGCTGCCGCTGGTGCGTTCAAGCTCATGCTTCTCGGCGCCGGGTACACGTTCAGCGGGACCCACACGACCGTCTCGGACGTCGTGGCGAACGAGATCGCCAACGGCAACGGCTACACCGCTGGCGGCAAGGCCCTGACCAACATCACGCTGACCCTCGCCGGGGCGGTGGCCACGTTCGACGCAGACGACGTCGAGTGGACGGCTGCAGGCGGCTCTATCTCGGCCAGGTATGCGGTGCTGTTCTACGACGCAGGGGCGGCAGGGAACAGCCAGCGAGAGCTCATGGCCCTGGTCGATTTCGGCCAGGTCGAGACTGCTGCAGCGGGCGCCCCGTTCAAGATCATCTGGCCGGCGACCGGCATCCTAAGGGTGCAGTGAGGAATCATGGCAATCCAGCTCAGCACTTCTGTCCGAAACGCCAGGCTCGACGCGGTCGAGACGACCGCTGGCGCATCCGCAATCCTCAAGATCTTCAGCGGGTCTGCGCCTGCCAACTGTGCGGCAGCAGATAGTGGCACGGTCCTGGCGACGCTCAACCTCCCGAGCGACTGGATGAACAACGCCAGCGGTGGGAGCAAGACCAAGAACGGCACCTGGCAGGATCTATCCGCCGACAACACGGGGACGGCTGGGCACTTCCGCGTCTACGACAGCGGCGGCTCTACCTGCCACGTCCAGGGCACCGTGACGGCCAGCGGAGGTGGCGGCGACATGATCGTCAGCACCACCAGCTTCGTTTCTGGCGGCACCGTGACCATCAACACCTTCACTCTCACAGATGGGAACTCCTGATGTCCGATAACGTCGGATACACGCCAGGGTCTGGCGCAACCATCGCCGCCGACGACATCGGCGGTGTCCTGCATCAGCGCGTCAAGCTGAGCGTCGGAGCAGACGGAACGGCAGTCGATGTTTCAGCATCGAACCCTATGCCTGTGGCGGCTTACGGCGAGCTGATCGAAGCAGTCGAGTCGATGCGTTTCGCGGTCATGTCGCTGGTCAAGACGCTCGGGTATACGCTGCCAAACGCGCAGGGCTTTCCGATCATGGAAGCCCGGCAAGCGACTGCGTCGCTTCTTAACGCCACGGTGTCTGGATCGCTGACAACGCTGACAACGCTGTCGACGCTGACAAACCAGGCGCAGATCGGCGGCTTCAACGCCAACGAACAAATCCCTGCTCTCATGCATCTTCAGGCGGACAACCTCCGCCGCAACATTGCGGTGACCTAAATGGCGACGACCAACGGAAACCGGAAGATCCTCGACCTCAAGCGGTGGGAGGCTTGCGCTCTCGTGCCGACAACGACGCAGGCAGGCGCGTGTGTCGCCTCGTCGCGCCACAGCCGGCAGCAGCAGCTCTTCCTGCGCTCAGCCACCGAGGCGTACATCTACAACCCGTCGGAGGACGGCTGGATTCAGCTGGCGTCGCCGGCACTCGCCGGAACTTTCGGCGTTGGCGCGTCGGCGGTTGCCGGTGCGTGGTCCACGGGTAACGCGGTCGGCGCGTCGTCGCTGACGGCGACCGCGGGCACGACCTCGACCATCACGACCAACCAGACGCTCGCGCGCGACCTGCGCGGCTACAAGATCCACATCATCGGCGGCCCAAACGCTGGAGCCGTCCTCGACATCGTCAGCAACACGATTGGCGCGAATGCCGTCATAACCGTGGCGGCGCAGGCGAGCGCGTTCTCGGCCTCGACGATCTACCGCCTGCTGACGCCGCGTTGGTATTTGCTCGGCGCAGGCACGCTCGCGGCGGGCTCGTTCAAGGTTTACGACTACGCGACCAACAGCTACACCAACCTGTCGATCACCGGCCTTGCGGCGAGCCTTGGCACGGACGGCAAACTCGTCGCGACGCCGTCGATCGTCGACGGCGCGTTCAAGCAGTTCGCGACCGGAACGGCAACGAGCGCGACCGCTACGACGCTGACGCAGACCGGCAAGACCTGGACGGCGTCGCAATGGATCAACAGCCAGGTCCGCATCACCGGCGGGACCGGTGCGGGGCAGATCCGAACGATCACCGCAAACACCGCCGACACGCTTACGGTGGCGACCTGGACGACGACGCCCGACGCGACCTCGACCTACGCGATCGAGGGCAACGACAATTTCCTGTACTACATGGGCAACAACGCGGTCACGCTCTACCGCTACGACATCGGAGCCAACACCTGGTCGACGCTGACTCCGGGCGTTGCGCGCGGCGCCGGACCTGGCGCTGGCATGTCGGGCCACTGGGTCCACTCGGTGTCCGAGGCGGACTGGACGAACGAAAGCGCGATCCTCAACGGGCGCTACATCTACTCGTTCCGTGGCGCGGCTGGTGCGCTGCTCGACCGCTACGACATCGCGGCCAACACCTGGGCGGCGATCACCTACTCGCCCAACACCGAGGTTTTCGGCGCAGGCACCAAGTACGCGCTCCATAACGACCGCCTATACATCCAAAAAGACGCGACGGGCCGCTGGTTCGCCTACGACTTCGCGCGCAGCGAGATGTTTCCGTGGGGAACCATGCTCTACCCGCAGGGCGCGGCGTCGGCTGGCGACACCGCGTTCGATGTCGTCTACAAGGACGGCGCGACGGAAATCTTCTACGTCCACATTCTTCTCAACACCCTAAACATCCACCTGCGGCAGATGGTGATCTGACCATGACCGTCCCCGAGATCATCGTCATGTGCGAGCGACGGCTCGCCAGCCTCCAATCCGTTCGCGGCTCGGCCGTCGCGCTCGGCGACATCGCGCAGGTTGCGCGTCTCGACAACGAGATCAGCGAGACGCAGGCGACGCTCAACCAACTGCGGACGCTGCCGGAGTAAACCACCATGCTGCTGACTCTCCTCAGTCAGCAGGGTGGAGTTGCTGGCGTATCGGCGGACCTGTCCGCCACGCTTGGCCCGATCTCCGTAACGTCAGACGCTGACGTAACCCTGCCGCCGATAACGGCGGATGTAGGTGTCACTCTCGGCGCCCTTACGGTCAGCTCTGACGCCGACTTCATCGGGCAAGGGGCAGACGCAGACCTATCTGCCACGCTGGGGCAGCTGACACTCAGCTCTGATGTCGGGTTCGCAGCCACCGGGGTTACGGCAGATCTTTCGGCCACGCTTGGCGCGCTAACCCTCAGCTCGGTCTCCGGGCCAACGGTCGTCGCGTCCGCCCCGGTCAACCTAGAGCTTGTCTTCGGGGCCCCGGAGTTCGGAGGCGGCATCTCGATCATCGCTCCGGTGTCGACGATCACGCTCAATGCGATGGGCGCAGAGGTGAACACGATCCCGCCCCAGTACCTGGAGACGCCGGGGGCCAGGGTCGTGAACAAGATCGTCGGCAGGATGCTCTAAGGCTTCCAATCGCAGACGCTGGCGCCGTGCTTGTTGTGCGCCAGGAGCTGCGAGACAAGCTCGTCAGACATTGTTGCAACGTCCGACTGCGTCGGCCTGATCGGCTTCCACCCGTCGCAATGGGACCCGCCGGGCCTAACGCACCCAGCGAGAGAGATCGCGACGGCGCTCATCAGGAGCAGTGGCAGAGATCGCTTCATCGGTCTTGGCCCTAGATCTGACGTTCTCGAGAGTCCTTTCGTCATGCGCCCTGCGCTCGGACTTCTGACCCGATCGCCTCGCCATGAGGAGTGCAGAGGCGACGATCGTGATGGCTGCGGCGGCCCCTGCAGCCCAGGCCCACAGGCGCCCCACCAGCAGGGAGATCATATCTCGGCCCTCCGGCGCTTGAAGGCGTCCCACGCGAACCACCCGATGGCGACAGCTGCGGCAATCCCGAACGCCGCCATCAGCAGGTTGGGGCTGATCCCCATGCCGGAGAGCCCATCCCAGATCGTCGAGACCTGCCCGACAGCCTGCTGCGCGACGGTGAGCGCAGCGCCTGCGCCAGCCACGACTGCTGCCTTGGACTCAGAGCGCACCGGGCTATCAGGCTCTGCGCGCGTGGTCTGGCGCTCGTCGGCTACGGGCAGGAGGTACAGCGCGGCTTCGGCCGCCCGGCGACGAGTAAGGCCAGCCCTGACCTTGCCGCCGGCCTTGTTCCAGAGAGCGAATGCGGCCGCAGCTTCGGCGAACTTCTTCTCGTTGTGGAGCCTGAGCACGCTGCTCTGCCGGAACCCCGGCCTCTCTCCACTCCTCGCGGTCTTGCCCGCGTGCCCCATGCCGACGTTGTATGCGAACGAGACCATGGCAGCGAGCTGGTTCTCGTTCGGGGGAACCGTGCAGGCGCGCTCGACCTCGGCGCAGAACTCCTCGACCGTCTCGATGAGAGCGCTCTCCGCCTGGTGGAGAGTCCAGGTAAGGCCCTCGACGACATGGCTTCCAGTCTGCCCGTACCCGATTGTCCAGACGGGGGGCTTGGCCAGTTCGTCCTTGTATGCCTTCAGCTTGAGCCCCTCGAAGTTCTTGAGGAGCGTGAGTCCGCGACCGTT